GTAAAGCAACAAAGCCGTTACGACCTTCTTGTGCATCATTCCAATACTTCCAGAAGTGATTATAACCTAGAGGAGTGGAGGTAAGCAACACCTTTGTGGTCTCTCCAGCCATAATAGTTGGATATGTTGATGTAAAGAATTCTTCAGCAACGTTATTAGGAATAATTGCTGCCTCGTCAATGTATAACCAGTTTACTGATTTACCTCGAATACCAGAAGTAGAAGTGGCAGATGTAAATACCTTTGAACCATTTTCTAATTCAACGTCACCTTTGTTCCAGGTCTTAATACCTTGCTGCATCCACAGAGGTAAATTCTCGTACATAATTTGGTAACGAGACAATACTTCTCTGGCCGCAGTTGACTTGTTAGCTAGAATAGCAACAGTCTTATTAGAATTAAAGATAGTGTAGTGAAGGATACAGGCAGCAGAGGTAATAGTCTTACCCTGTTGACGACCTTCCATCAGAATAACTTTTCTGTTATTCATAATGGTATCTACTTTTTCTCTCTGGCAATCGTATAGACTAAAGAGAATCAAACCTCTATCTAGAGAAACAATATAACAATAATTTTCAATGAAGTATATTGGATCTTCTTTGCACTTCATTAACTCCTTCACCTGCTCGGAGGTGAACTGCATCTCAAAGCCGGCAGGCTTTAAGTTACTATTACCATTGTAAGAATTATTTTCCATTAATCATCTTCATAAGATCAGAAGTAGAGCCAGCAAACACGATGTTGTTTTGCTGTTTAATATTCTCCATCTTACCACTTGCCTTATCAATATCTTTTTTAGTTTTATGCAGACCAATTAACTCTTTTGTAATAGCAGTTTGAGCGGATATTAATTGCCCGGCAACTTCAAATGCTCTTGGGTTCTCAGAGTTCTTAGCAATATGAACCAGCTCAGTCATTACATCTTCATTCTTATTAATTAAACTACGAAGTGTGTTACGAGCCAATTGAAAGTCATCCTCTTGATCTAACTCAGAAGGATTATATGCCACAGGCATACTCGTTGGAATAGGCATATCAACGTCTGTCTCAACATTAAAGACATCGTTAATTCTGTTAAGTGATTTCATTAGAAGTCCTCAAACGTATCTGTAATACCAATAGTATCACCAGGAACAGCGGTACCGGGAGTAATTGTTGCGGTGTATGAGGATTGTTTATTAGATAGTGCGGGGTCTGAGAATGTATTAACGTTTGTAGTTCTGATGATGCCCTGTCTGTTGACTGGACCGTAAAAGTTAAGTTTCATTGTAAAGTTAAGAGTCCAAATAATGGCTCTTCTTTGAGTAAAGTCACCTTCATACTCATCTTCATAAGTAATATTATCTAGAATAACAGGTAAGTCATTCTTAATGCCCATTGCCGGGATTGCATTAAGAGTCAAGTTATAATCTGGGTTAAAGTAAGGTAGAATCTGTTCAATAATCTGTAAACCATCATCCTGGTTCTTTGTATACACATACAGAGTCATAGCAATGTTATATGGTGTAGGAGCGTACTGAGCATTCAAGGAAGTAGTAGATGTACCATTTAACGCTCTATTCTGCTGAACCAGACTTACTCTTCTGTTAGGATCATAAGTCAAGCTTATCATCTCAAAACCAAGTCTAGGTAAAAAAGTCTGAAAGTTTTGTTCGAACGAATTAGGTTGTGCGGCAATTCTAGCTAAGAACTTTTGTTTAGGAGAATAAGCCAAAGGAACACGAAGGGTCTGTGTAATATTACCACCAGAATCTAATCTATCTATGTGGATGTTATTGAACATATTACCAAAAGCCACGATTGACTTTCGTATTGTTCCCCAATAAAATTTATCAAACATTTATTTCTCCGAACGGATTTCTCTCGGAGAAGTCCAATACGGAAATCTCACCTCTAAAGTCTTCATTATCCACATTAGGCAATATGGTTCCTAAGTTATAGGATTGAAGGATAATACCAGCTGGGCTATATTCTTCTAACAACGCCCTATCACCGCTCTCAAGCAGCAAATTAAACGCGTTAATATCAGCAGACTTATCAGATGCAATAGTATCAATCTCCGATACCCCAGTATCAAAGACCTCAGAAGAGTACTGCATCAACTCACATTGGAGTTTGTAGACGTATAACTTACCAACTTGGAAGAAGGGGTCGGTTGACTCAACAAACTTAATTTCAAAGAATGCTTTGGTCAATGGAAAGTAAATTATATCACCTTCAGCCGGCCTTGTAGTCAGAACAGCATCTCCAGATCTTGCAATTACCTCATCCCATCTTCTTCTTGATACAATAAAGGTAGCAGTATCTCGAATCTCAACCCCGAACTTAGACATTAAGTCCCCGTCACCCTCAAACCCGGTAACGTTCTGCATATACATTTCTAGAGGGTAAGCTGATGAGTACTTATTAAGTACATCTTCTCCCAGAATGTCATCTTCATTAACTGATTTTCTAGGTATATAATAGGTATCAAGTCCGTATATCTTCAGGCACTCTATTATAATATCTTCCATGAGCAATTGCTCTGAAGATCTGCCTCCAGGTATACCAGATTGGAAATAGAAATTCGTTGCCATTATTCGGTATATCCACGTGGATTAGTTGTTGCCTTGATGGTATAATCCATAGGTGGGCTGATGAGATAAGCTATAAACATTATCAACCTGTAAAGAAGTCCACAGGGAGTTCATAAGTAGATCTTACTTCTTCTTTTAACTCTTTTATCTCTTCCATCGCTTCATCAAAGATCTTTTGACCATTTAACGTTACTCCACCTGGTAATTGAACGCCTTCGAACTTCTTAAGATTAATTCCCCATTGACGCTTTATTAAAGCAGTAGTGTATCTCTTTAGATAGCCATCGTTATACACATCGGTAAACGTATCTGGGTCAAGCATACGATAGGCTTCGATGATAATGTAATCACCGATAGCCAGATCGCCACCATCACCCCACGTTAAATCTATATGCAATCGATTCATATGACGATTAAACCTAACAGGCTTCTGTCCTGTCATAAGGTCGTTAATCAAATTAATATGCATCTTTAACATGGTAAAATACTGAATATCGGTATTTGTTAAAGACTGAATGTTGTTTAGCATCAACTGGTATTTGGCGTCAAAGAAGCTGATACTGTTAGATCTACTCGATAACGGTAGCGTTCTTACAACACTTAATACAGAATCATTTAAGGTAACGTACTTGTTATCAAAGTTACCGAGTGTCATGGAGGATACAACTGCTGTCGTACCAGAAACAGCACCAGTTATCGTTTCCCCAACAGTAAACGTTTCTGCAGTATTCTTAGTATATACTTTGTTGGCTGCAAAAGCGGCATGAACGAACGTGGTAGCACCAGAAGATGCACCAGTAATCTTTTCACCAATAGAAAAATCGCCAGCATTAACACCAACGATTTGTAATGTAGATGCAGTTATTTGTTCTTTAAGGTATACCGCTTCAACAGCATCATAATGAAAGTCTCTGTAAAACTGTATAGCCTCATCAACACGGTCTTCTAATTGATCGTCGTCAACGTTAATTTCAAGAACCGGGTGGCCTAGCGATCGAAGGCAATAATCTATAAGGTTTTGTCTGGATGAAGGTGAAGACATTGTATCTTTCCTAATTTATATGGTATATTTATAAGGAAAGGACCCTAAGGTCCTTTTCAATTTATTCCAAGTCCGACTAAACTTACATATCAGGCGGCATCAAGAGCTGTCTTTCGAGCCCAGACCCAATCGGCTGCAGCAGAGGGGTTAAAAGGAATTGTTGCTTCAGGATTTTCTGGTTGAGTAGGATCACGCTCAGTCCAGCTAGATCCAACGGCTGTTAGATAAGTTAACAGGTCAGCTTTAGTAGGAATAATTTCAGAATCACCTACATCATCATTCTCTGATAAACCGATCATAACCATATCTCGGGGACTGGGTGTTGAAGGGTCTCCAACAACATAAGCGCCACCTACGCCTTCAGGGTGTAGGCATAGAAAAGTAGGGATAGTACCCTCAGCAGTTAGACGGTATTTAATGCAGTGATGTGCCATTTAAAGCTCCTTGTTGGGCATATTGCCCTGAAAAAAGGTGGGCGCCAAAGTGACCAAGAACACACCAAGGGGCAGCCCAGACTGTTCCTCCGTGTTCACGATACATATGGCAGAAATTGTAATCTTCAGATAATAATTCGTTCTTTACATTCTGAACTTTAAAATAATCATATATTTTATCATTTGTATTTATAGTTCCCCCACCATTGACGTACCAACCAACATGTGGTTTAACCTTTTCAAAAACATCTTTACGTATCAACATAAATCCCGTACCAATATGCTTAACTTGAAACGGAAGATTGGGAGCAATCATCTCGTGATTTTCTAATTTATTAATATTAAAAATACCTGTAAGAGCAGGTAGGTTAGGGTGATTAAGAATAGCACCTTGTCTAACCTTGTCCCAATTGATACCCTTCATTGGAACAGGACCTCCAATAATACCCTTATCTGCCTTAATCATAAGTGCAATATCATTAGCTAAAAACTTTTGATCGGCATCAATAAACATCAGATGAGTAGCATCAGGCATTGACATAAAATGATGGGCAATAGTGTTGCGACCCCGCTGAATTAACGATTCATTACCTAGAAAGATACAGGTAAGTTTAATATTATTAATTAAGCATGCTTCTTTTAAATTAAGAAGAGATTGTGTATACTCTGTACACATCATGCCCCCGTAACAGGGTGTACCAATAACGATATGCATTAGACTTCCTCTTCAGGCTTATCGTAGGTAAGTATATTAGTTAAACTAGACTTATCAAAAATACTAAATCCTCGACGCTGGGCGAATTTCTCTGGGTCACTCTGCCACTTATCTGCGCATGCCTCTAACCACTTCATAGTCATTTCATGTGTAGGAGCATTACCGTTGGCAATTAATTGATTTTCCATATTAAGATATGCAAACATCTCAGCCTGGGCTTGTGCAGCATTAATACCTAAGTCAAACAAGTAAATAAGATTACCCTCATCAATCATACCATTACGTGAGCGGGCTGCACTAAGGGCCTGCTTCATACAAGTCATGATATGGTAACGAGCTTCTTCTTTCTCGTAATCTTCTTCTGTAATTTCTTTTCTTCCAACAGCCTCCAATAACTGGGCATGTTGGTTAACCAAGAAATTCATCTTTCTTAAAGCACCATTAATATGGTTTTGAGTTCCTTCTAGATGACCATTTATTTCAAGAATTTCAACTTCTAACAATTCTATATCTAATGGGTCAGTAGCTTTTTCTAACTCCGATTGCTTACGCTTTAATTCAATTTGCTTCTTTCGAATACCAATATAAGCCTCTTGTAAGGCAGAACGTGTTCGGTCAACTTCAGCAAGTGTATGCTTAATTGATCGAATCGGGGTAATTGCAGTTACATCTAACGTAACTTGCATGAACTGGGAATGGGATTTGTGAAAGTTAGATGTATCTCGAATAACAGCTGGAAGCTTTTCATCAATATTCTTAAGCATTACCCCGTATTCGGGCTTTTGATGAACAGCGAGTGCTGTAGAGATATTACCAATAATTAAATCATTTGACATAGGTTACCTTATAAAAAATTATATAGAATATTATAAATTAAAAACTAAACTTAATCCACTGAGAATTAAGTTTAGTTAAGATGGTATTAAAGACCACCGTTAGAGTTAGAACAAGCAGAAGGTGTTGCCCGACCTTGGGTAAGGTCGCCAAAGTCTATTGCATTACCTGTGGAAGCAATCGTTACATACTGAATGACGTTAATTGCTCCACTACCGCCGCCAATTACACCTGTGGTATCAGAGCTACCAGATGCAGGAATTGATGTATTTGCAAGTAAGTCGCCAAAGTCAGTTGTATTGCCAGTAGTTGCAATGGTCACATATTGAATAATGTTAACGGCATCTCCACTACTGTTAGTTCCACCCGCCCAAATTCCTCTGGTTGAATTTGAAAACGCTGTTAAGTTATAACCTTCAAGGATCGTGTCACCAAAATCAATAGCGTTACCCGTTGACGCAATCGTAACGTAGTCAATTATGTTGGTTCCCACACCAGTATAGCCACCACCAAACAAACCTCTGGTTGACGATGAACAACCAGCAAGCGCACCCCTCCCAAGAATAAGATCGCCAAAATCTGTAGAGTTACCAACAGAAGCAATTGTGATGTATTGAATTACGTTTGTTGAACTGTTTGAGCCGCCGCCAATTAAACCTCTTGTGCTGGAATTACATCCCGCAGTTGAATAGTTATCTCCGAGTAAATCGCCAAAGTCTGTTGTATTTCCCGCAGATGTAAAAGTAATATACTGAATTACGTTGGAAAAGGACGCGCCTAAATTATAGCCGCCAGCAAAAATACCACGAGTGCTACTAGCGCACCCGCTTCTGTTCATATAACCCATTGGTGCAGCTAAGTCGCCAAACATATATGCATTACCTGTAGTGGCAATGTTGACGTAATCCATCAAACTGACAACTGCACTGTCTGAGTTATATCCACCAGCAAATACTGCTATCTGTGAACTTGTCGGTGTGGGCTGGACAGCGGAAGCAACTCCTGAACAGCCTGCAAAATATCTTGATTCACTGGTTAAGTCACCGAAATCAGCAGCATTACCAGTTGAAGCAATAGTGACGTACTGGATTACGTTTGTTGCGCTTCCAGATAAATTGTTACCACCCGCAAAGAATCCAAGGGTAGAGCTGGCGCAAGAAGCAAGTGCGCTTGTAG